ATTGATGAACGTGCATTTCCAATTAAGGATTTTCCTAATGCCATCAGAAGTCCTTTCTTACTTTAAACTTAAGTTTATCAAATAGAGTTTGGACTCGTGTATCGGTATACGTTAGCGCAATTTCACCTTCATAAGTACCAGCAGCAACATCTAGAGTAGTTAGATTCCATGTCATAAAGCATTTTCCATTTGTATATGGAGCAATCTTTGTACAAGTCATCGTATCTAAAATAGTCGAACTACCTAAAGCTTTAAATTTTACAGTAACATCGGGATCGCTAATATCGATTATAGCCCAGGTACTTGAGTCATCTGGGTCTAGTGTAAGACCGGCTAAAGCGGTATTGGAATCTTTTAAGGTAAGGTTTATCTCTGGTTTATCATCACCAGCCACTAGATTAATAGTGTCGTAATACGCCATTTTTAACTCCGTAGGAGGTTATTCTCAGCATTGGCATTAGTCTGCTATTACAGACTAGTGTAATACTTTAAAAAGTCAAACTAATTATACAAATCCGTTGTCAGTTAATTTGGTATTAACTTCAATTTCATTGTTTCCCCACATACCAGAACTAATAAGCTGCTTACAGCTAGCTTCATATCGAAGATAATAAGTATTATTTTCATCTTTAATATCTCCACTAATAGCACTGTGTGCTTTATATGCAGAATAATTAAGCATGGCTTCTGTGTACACTTCATTAACTTTTAAATCTGTAGTGGCACTTGTAGCTTTTTTAGGTGCCCCTGCATACTTTAAAAGTATCTGAGTACGTTTAGGAGTCTTACTATCTGTACCTTTAATAACTATTTTAAATGGCTCAGGCATAAGAATAGACACAGACGTATCAATTTTATTTACTAATTTTACTGAGTCATCTTTAATAGTTACTGGATCAAAATCTTCAGTATAATACGCGTGAATAGCAGCAAGAAAATTTGCAGGTAACGCAAATTCTTCCCCATTTAATGGGTTATCTAATTCCAATGTTTTAATCAGTAAATGAAATCGTTTATGCAAAGCTAAATTAGCTAAATTAACATAATTAATAAACTTCTTTTGGTTAACTACTTGCACTGCTGTTGGTGGTGTACCTGGATTAGCTGACATATCACCAACACTAGCTATGGCAAGCTTACTACATTCTCCTGTAATTAAATAATCGATATATTCAGAAATTTTCATATTATCCCCTAGCTAAACGAAGTAAGAGCTATCTCCCACTTTATTAGTGTCATTATCGTCCCACATACGTGATCCGGGTGAATCATCTTCAGCATCATCTATTGTAGCTACTTCACTTGGCTTCCATGCATTTAATTCTGCTAGCATAGTAATCGTATCTATCTGATCATCATGCTTACTTTTAAACCCTTTAAGAGTAGCCAAAGAAAGCTCAAAAAGCAACTCTACAAGCTCTTCGCTCTCTTTTAATTCTTCAGGTAACCATATTTTTTTAGATTTAAACAATGGAACAGCGTTCTGTTGAAACCTACTCATTTTATCCTTAGTAGGTCGGATGCCTATTGTATTACTATTTTTCCCTTTAGACAAAGTAAAGTAATTATTACGTTGCCCCATCTCATTCTGGATCCAACTAATAAACCCACCTTGTTGCCCGCTAATTTCAATACCTACTTCCTGTGGTCTATACTCTTGAACTAATCTAAATAACTCATCTATCGTGTCATTCATGAGGGCCCGCTTACAAGACCCATCTACCCATAACCAATCCCCATTATTATTATACGCCCACACATTAATTACACTAAAATCAGCATGCTCTTTATCACTAGTTGCAAAGTCAGTAGTAATATAAAAGTTATAAGCACCCTTATTTTTAATTACGTTACTGCGTTTATACCAAATTATATCTGAATCACTAATTAACCTATCTTCAGGAGACGTAATACGTAGCATTAACTCTTGATTAAACGAGTCTAATTTACCTGCTCCCTTAGATTTAATATATTGATTATTTACATAGTCATAACTAAACCTATCTTCCCAAGCACCTTTAAACTCTTCACGAGAGCACGGAAATGCCTCACACACCGGATATACATTAACGTACCAGACACCCGATTCAATTGCCTTGTACAGAGGATCTTTAGCATTAAACGGAGTTCCAGACCAAATAACTTTCCTCTTATTAGGATGTAGCGCGTAGTCAATGGCCGAGTAAACAGTATTTTCCACATTTTCGATAATAGTTGCAGACCTAGCATCTTCATCTCCTAGTAAATCATCAAGTACAGCGAGTTGTGGTCTCGTATTTAATTCAACAGTACCACGAACGCCTGTCTTTGCCCCATGTCCTGTAACAACAAATTCCTTACCTTCAGCATTTTTAAAATACCATCTAATATCTGTAAACCTAGAAGTAGTAATATACTTCTTTAAAAAAGAACTGCGCTCACAACGTCTTTCCATACGTAGCCGCATCTTCTTTACACCATTCTCGATACTATCTGATACATATAATGCGTAATCTACATTTCCGAATTTAGGAATAGACCCATACACAGCTATATACAAGAATAAATACTCAGCAAAAATAGTGGTCTTAGCTAAACCACGAGAGCACATGTTAGCTGTGTTTTCTTTTTTGCCCATAATATTATCTAACATCTGATAATGTATTACCGGTGTCTTATTTTCTTCACCCTTTTCTCCATTAACTAATTTAATAAAAGATACAAACTCTAATGCAAACTCACTAGGCACATAAGTAGGATCATCATTATAATCAATATCATTAAGCCATTCATCTACTGTTTTTTTAACTAAATTCATATTACTCCTTCGTTTACCAAAATAAAAAATAAGTAATACCGGAAATTGCAAATACATCTGCACAAACAGACCACACTATATAAGCTTTAAATATTTTTTTTTTCATGTAGATTCTTTTACTAAAACCCCAGTCCATGTAGCTACAGCAACTACAATATCATCTACATATGCTTTACCCGTAAATCTCCAAGTAGTACTAATTTTATTTAATAAAGATACTTTTAAATAAAGTTGATCCCCTGGTACTACTGCTTTACGAAATCGAACTTTATCTATGGTAGTAATGTATCCTGCATGCCCTTTATCTGGAGCTTCAACAATATGTGCTGCGTATAGCCCACCTGTTTGAAACATAGCTTCTAAAATTAAAGCTCCTGGCATTACAGGATTATTAGGAAAATGCCCTTGAAAATGCGGCTCATTATTAGTTACATTTTTTAACACAACAATTTCTGGTTTATCTGTATTAGTAGATATCTTTACTACCCGATCTACCATTAAAAATGGGTAACACTGCGGTAATACTTTAAGTATATCTGGAACGTTATTTTTCATCAACTACCTCATAAGTTGTCTCAACAGGCGGAGGTGCGTTTACTTTTCTAGCTAGTATTTCACTATGTGCTATCTCTTTAGCACTAGCTTGTCCATTCATAATCATTTTTAATTGCTGTTGAGCAAGGGCCCTGGTCGTTGCACGAAGGTCTTCTACCAAGTCATTACTATAACCAATATCAATTTCTAATTTCGCAGCAACCGGAGCTGTTAGATTAGTCATTAAGCTTTCAGCTGCTTTTTGTCTAACCATTTCAGACTTGGCCGTACGCATCAATTCTGCTTGAGTATTAATAGCTTCTTGATACACACCAGCATTTAATATATGCGTAGGCACAAGAGTCTGTTCTATAATCTTTGTAACTAAAGCGTTATTTCCATAGTTATCCGCAAAGCTGGCAATGTAACTAGAAGAAGCCCCTTTATCGATTAAGTTCTGATAACGATCCGGAAAAACTTTACTATAAGCAGTAGACGCCTTATCTCCCATTAACTTCAAAGAAGTAAACTTGATAGCGTGTATATACGCAGCTAACGAGTACCTTCCAGTAGTTAAGACAGAACTATACGTTAACGTATTATCGCGGAATACTCTTCGTAACTCCGAGTCTGGCTCAGAATTAATCATATCTACGATTTCATCTGTTAAGTGCTTTCTAAACCGTTTGTCTGGTAAAGCGCCAGCCAACTGGTCTTTAGTCAAGTGATCAGTAGTTTCAATATCAGTATCAATATCAGGTAGATTAGTTAATTGCATTAGAAACCTCGTTCCATTTAATAATTAATTCATTATGAGATGCTCCATCGGAGTAGCACATATGAGGACAAACCATCCATTTTTTCGCATCTAATTGAACTAAAACGTTATTCTCCCTCAGTTCATTCCAATACTTGTCCCACGTCCGGTAGTCTTTAATCCAACTGACCAC